AAGGACTGTGTTATCGGTGTCGTCCTCTTCGTACTTCTTGACACTTAAGCCCATTACCTCGTTGAAGATGTAATCGTTAAGATTGAACATCATTGCGAAGGTTGTGTCGGCTGAAACCGTGTCAGCATACGAATCCATATAGCCGTCTGTCGGGATAACAGCACGACCGAAAAGTGAGAGTGACGGCTTGCCGTTAAGTCCTTCGGACATACGAGCGACAGGCTGACCGTTGCTGTCTGTGATGCCCATGAACGCAAAGAATGACTTCTTTGTCATCAGCCATACAGCGTCATCGTATGCAGCAGGAAGAGCCGCCTCCGCAGAGCAGAGTGTTGAGTATGTAAGCTTGCCGGTTTTGGCAATTTCAATTGTCTGGCCTTCGGGGGGAGTGCAAGAAAGAATGCCTGTTGGCGAACCTGAACCCGAACCCTTAACGATTGCCATTTCACAAGCCTTAACAACTGCGTTCTTGATCTGATCAATGAACTGTGATTCAAAAGTGTCAAGTGCAGTCTTTGTCATGAAGAGCGAGAACGCAACCTTGCATTCAAGCTTATAGCCGGCAAAGACAACCTTGTCAGTAGTAACCTGCTGCTGGTCTGAACCCTTTTCCTCATCAACCCAGCTTGCTGTCGGGCGGATGTTCTGTGTAGGGATAAGAAGTGCTGTCGGATAAGCCGTCTTGAACACTCTTGCGTAAATTTCACCGATTTTTTCAAGTTCAACGATTAAACGCTGATACATTGTGGTCGGCACAATAGCCGCCGCAGTGCTTGATGTGGTCTGTGATGCCACATTCATAAACTTCTGTGGCACGGGTACACCGTTCTGAATATAGTTAGCAAATGCTTTTCTGTATTCAAGTGTTGCGTACATATCCGTTACCTTTTCGTCCTCATCTGTAAGGTCGATGTTTGCCTTGTGATTCTCGAATGGTGCAGGCATTTTGATTCCCTCCTCTGCGTTTTTATTTGCCTTATTCACGGCAGAATTTTCAAACTCACTGTCAAGTTTATCAATCTGCTGTGTTACTTCTCTCGCCTCAGCGAGTTTGTTCTCTGCGATAAGCTGTTTAGCCTTATCATAGAGTGCATTTCTTTTGTCAAGATATTCCTGTCTGTTCATTCTGATTCAACATCCTTTCGTTTGAGTAATTCAAGCTTTGCTGTAAGCTGTGTTTTTTCACTTCTCATCTGTTTGATAATTGTGTCAGGGATAAGACCGTTAAGGCTTGCCGCAAATTTAACCTCTTTTGGCTTTTCAGCATATTCTGCGACCTTGTCAATAAAACCTTTTTCAACCGCCTCGTCAGCAGTGAGCCAAGTTTCTTTATCCATAAGTCCGATAAGCTCGTCCTCACTCATACCGGTTTTTAGCCTGTACGCTGTTGCAACGGCTTTACTTGCTTTAAGCAACACGCATGATTCGTGTGCCATGTCATTGTAATCGCCTGCGGCATAGCTTGAAACATTATGAATCATAAGCATACCTGTTGGCACAATTTCAGATGTGCACGCACAAGCGATGTATGAAGCGGCAGAGGCGGCAAAAATGACCTTGATTGTAGCCTTGCTTTCGGCGAGCATATCGTAAATTTCGGAGGCGGCAAAGATATCACCACCTGATGAATTGATAACAACCTGTACGCCCTCATCATTCGCCACTTCGTCAAGCTGTGAGCGAATGTCGGCTGGGCAACAGGAGGCTACTCCAAACCAGTCGTAAATCCACTTATCATCATTCGTAATGATAGGGCCCTTAATGTCAATTGTTTTCGGCATCATTTTCACCTCCTTCGTCAACTGCAACTGTATCTAATCTTCTGAGCGGAGTATCACCGCCCGGAACAGGAGCAAGACCAAGTGATTCTCGCCATTCATTCGGAAGCATTGCACCACGGTCAACCATTCCAGCAAAATTTAGCTTAGTTTTAAGACTTGCAGATTGTAGATTGAACGAACCTACTGCGATGTAATTTCCACAACTACGCTGACGGCGAGTGAATAGTTTCCGCGTCAGCTCGTTTTTAAGCTGAATAATTTTAGGTGAAATCACCGCCTCAAAGTAGGCGTTTTCTTCATCTTCGTTCGCTGTTGATGTGATAATTTTCACATTAGTGTTAAAAAGCTCAAGGATTCTGTTTTTTGTTCTATCCATTTGCAAAGCATTTGGAACATAGTCATTCGGGGTTATCTGATTTGCGTCAACCTTTGCATCCACTGCCGCAACGCCCACGGAGCTGTTACTGATGTTAAGGTAGTTATCAGCAAAAGCTTTTGCGTTCTTCTTCAAGTCCTCAGGGCGCAACGATGAAGTATATTTCAGCAACCATTTAATTACGCTTGAATTTCGGATAGCGCTGATGATGCCACTGTCGGTTGTTTCAACAATTTCAAGTAAAGGAGCAAGAGCCTTAAATTTTCCACTTCCAAATATATCGTTCTCTGCAAAATCATCACGCAAATGTATGACGTCTTCGGAGGCGAAGCGGTAGGTCTTACCGTTTGCAAGGATAAATTCATAAACAAGGTTGCCGTTAGTGTCGTACAAGTCCGTAGCTGATTTAGCCGGTATAAAATACAATTCCGTAGGCAAGCCGTTTGAGTCTCTAATGATGAGCCAAAAAGCATTGCCCGATAAGGATAACTGTGTGCTTGTCCTATATAGGAGCATATCCATTGTTGTGTACGGGTTGGGTTCTTCAAGCAAAAATTTGACATAAGGCTCGGGATTGATTAAGAGGTCTTTTCTGCCGTCAACGATTGTTTCTCTTATGTGTTTAATGGATAACTTCGAGAATCTAAGAGCCTGTGCATTAACGCAAGCTCGGACGGTGTCGGAATCATATGCCCTGTTGCCCCACAAAAAGAAATTTGAATTATTCTGTGTGACAAGTTCAACCCTTGAAAAATTCTTTGTCTTTCTGACATTGCGAACAGAATTTAAAAAGTTCTTAAATTTTCCCATTCTCTCACCTCCTAAACAATGCTCAAATATTCGTCTTCATATTCAAAATATATCGTGTAAGCGTCGAGTAATGCCGCAGTACCGTCAATTCGTCTTGTTGACTTTGATGTCTTAATTGGCTGTATATTACCGTTTCTGTCCTCATCTATTGCGGTGTTTGCAAGACACCATTTATCAATTGGATTGTTGTTGTAAATTATTCTTTTCTTTACAAGGTCTGCTTTAAGGGCTTTCATCGGGGCAGACAGTGTTTTCTTGCCCTGATGTACCGCTTCCATAACGGTAGGACCGAAAGCGTCAATCATCTGATTAACCCACATCTGAGCCGACCAAGCGTCATAGCCCTCTTTCCACAAGTAAATGTCGTATTCGTCTTGTAGCTCTTGATACCACGCTGTTACAACACTTGCGTCAATCTTGTTTCCGGGGCAGGTACGCATAAAGCCCTGTTCTATCCACTTATCATATGGAATTTTGTCCTCGGTTACTTTTTTCTCTACGAGGTCTGCCGGTATCCAGTACATAGACAATACATAAATATTTTCATTGTCAGGCACTCGAAACAACATCTTTGCCGCTGTAAGGTCGGTTGTGCTTGATAGGTCTGCGCCGCCTATGCCATAAGTCGGATGAAGCTTCTTAACATCGAATTTTGTTTCGTTGTTAAGCTCATCGAAATTGAGCCACGATTCAGTTGATGTTTCGGCTATGTTAAATTCTTTGCATACAAGGTTTCGCACAAGCGACGGATTTGCTTGCGCTTTCTTAACTTTGCTTGCAAGAGCGTTTCGGTTTTTAATCGTGCCAAGTCCCGGGTTTGCCTTTACCCAGCAATCAGGCTTTTCCCATTCTTCACGCTTGTCAAGCTCATAGATAATGTAAAGGCTGTGTTCGTCCTTGTAGCCTACATCATCAAACAAGCCATTTGTGGTGCGGACAGCGTCATCATAGATTTCATCATAGATGTCCTCTCTGATTTTTCCGGCTGTTGTTGTAACAAGGATAAGCGGTTGGTCTCGCCCGATGGTACCGTCTGCCATAATGTCATACAGCTGTCTGCCGTTTTTCCACTGGTGCAACTCATCCATTAAACAACAATGCACATTTAGACCGTCAAGCGTGTCCGAATCAGAGGCAAGCGGCTTAAACACTCCACAATTGTAATCTTCTGAACTCAATTCATTCAGCAGTGGTTTAATTCGCTTCAATAAAGTTTCACTCTTGCGAACCATTCGTTTTGCTTCCTGCCATATAATCTTGGCTTGGTCACGCTTTGTGGCGACTGCATACACTTCGGGACCGGGTTCACCGTCACCGATAAGCATATACAAGCCTATCGCGGAGGCGAGCAAAGACTTGCCGTTCTTTTTCCCGATAATCAACACAGATAAGTTATACTGCCTGATACCGTCATCGTCTACAAAGCCAAATGTCGCCGCAAGCCACGCTTTTTCCCACAGTTCAAGCTTCACAAGCTGACCGCCCATTTTACCTTTACTGTGTCGGCAGTAGTTTTCGACAAATTCAATGATGTGATTTCCTCGCTTGGCTTCGTAATGATAGCCGTCTGTCGGATTAATCACCTTATCACTTAAATGTTTGTACCACTTGCGTATTTTGTCACAAACAGTAACCTTGCCGTTCTTTATCTGCTCGTAATATTCAAGTATCGGATTATAACTTAATGGATAGCGCTTCAAAGCTTGTCACGCCCCTCGACAAAATCGTCAAAGCCGTCTGTTGTCGCAGTCTTTGCCTCGGTCACTTTTGGAAGCATATCGTTGAGTTGCTTAATGTATTTAAGATAATTTCCAAGCATCGTGTTATACAAATCTGCCTCAGGTCTTTTGCGCGAGTACGGCTCTTGTGTTTCCGACTGCGAAAATAATTCAGTCAAGCCATAAATTGCAATGTCTTGTTGCAGTTCTTTAAGTCTGATTCGAGTGAACGCCGCATTCTCGATTAAGCCAACGGCGAGGTCTTTTCTTTTAACCTCTATGTCCTTGTAGATTTCCGTTAATCGCTTTATCTCTCGTTTAATCGCTCTTTGTTCTCTCTGTTCGTCAGTCATTTTACAAGTCACACCGTCCTTTCACACAAGATTTTAGGGGGAGGGGGGCTATATGTAAGGCGCGCAAAAAATCTAACTGCCCCCCTCGGTCCTACGGTCACCGGTTTCCGATTTTTTAACGGGGGGGATAATCGGTCGGAGCATTCCGCTATCGTCGAAAAAATATTTTTTCGGTTCGCAACCGCCTATCCCGTGCCCCGGCAAATCATCGTGACATTTTTTGCACACAAATAATAAATTGTCGTAATTGAGAGTAACATCAGGATTGTTTATGTTGCTCTCATTAATCATGATCTTATGATGTACGATAAAGCCGTGTCGCTCTTTACATAGCTGACACAATCCGCCGTCAACAAGCATTCGTTCTGCGATAAAACTTTGTCGGCAATCCTGCCACTTTTTAGATTTGTAAAAGCTTACAGCAAATGCCTTCGCCATATCGTACACCGCCAAATAAAAAATGGACTTACAACACAGATAGTCCGTCTGCATTATAAGTCCATTGTATAATTTTTTGCTGTTATTTTTAGGTACAATTTTATTATTGTAAGCTACTGTTTGTCTGCTTTAACCAGCCCTAATAAATAATCAGATGTTACGCCTAAAGCAATAGCTAATTTGCGAATAGTCATTGCTGTCGGCGACATCTCAGCAGTCAAATATTTGCATATCTGACTACGTTGTATTCCTGACATTCTCGACAGTTTTGTTGCACCTATGTTCCTTGATGTCATCGCCTTTTCAAGTTGCATTGAAAAATCAACATCAGCCCTGTGTATTTTGTCCACTAATTCGTTGCCCCCTTTTAAAATCTTTAGCTTTATACACTTTACAAAATCGTCCTTTTGAATCAAATGTGGTTTTGTTTTTCGCAAGGCAGTAATAAGATGGTAAAGTTTGAAAAAAATTATTTTCTCTTTTTTCGTAATACACGCAGGTCGCACAACGCTTGTGCTTTTGTCTGTATTCATCAGGTGTCATTACTGTCCGCCTCACTTTCAAGCCAATGTTTTGTGCAGTCAATACAGCTGTTATTGAATCGCTTTTCCATAGGACAACCGACATACGGAGTTCCGTACGGGCAACTGAAAAAGTCTATACAACTTCGAGCCATTTCATCAATACTCATTGATTTAATCCTTTCAAAATTTGTCATTCTTAACTTTTCATTGCAGCTGATTTTCTGGATATGCGACACTCTAAATACAGTATTTTTAACTACTTCATTATTCTCATCAATACAAAAATAAAAATTTAACGGCACTGATAAATTAGGATTGTCCGCAAAAGCTTTTTCGCCAGTTTGGTGTAATATGCCTGCGTATATCGCTCCATCATACAGAGTAATTGTTACATCCTTACCTAAATACTTTTCAAATTCAGTTCTTGTCATTATTTTCACTCCTTATCCATTTTTGCTCCGCAGTAAGGGCAATATGGATACAAATCAATACCCTCGCTAAAAACGCCCGCATAAAGAGCAATAAAATTACCACACTCAGAACATAAATAAATTGCACAGTCGACACCCTCGCTGTCATATTCCCAACTTCCGTGCTTAATCTCTTGCATTTCACACACGGTTGCTTCGTTAGGTTTGCTTCCGTCAATCTCAATAATGCGTTTTACATTTTCGGCGTTTTTCTTTGAATTGAAATACAAAGTGAAATTGCTACCATTATAATCGGGTATATCCAATGCATAGTCACCGCAAAAATCACGGATTTTTAATTCTTTTTCAATCATTGTTTTTCACGCTCCTTTTTTTCGGCAATAACATGCAACCCGCAGTTATGGTCTTTTTTTTGACAATCATCTCTGTTTATCAGTCCTAAGGCATACGGACACACACCTTTAGGTATTCCGTCTATTCTAAGCTGAGCGTTCGGATAGTTCTTCAAGAACTCCGTAAGAAATGTCTTTTGCGGATACGCATTGCTCCACCTCTGAACAACTTCGATTGCTTGTTCAGGGTAAGATGATTCAAAATCCGAACACGTAACACCTATGCCGTTATTCCTCATGCCCATAGGGCAATCTGTACATCTAAGTTTGCACACTCCGCTCGCCTGTCTACCCATTCTTTTCTTTTCGCTGAAGTAGTTTGTAGTTTTCGTACAATCAATCATTTTCTTCGTCTCCTTCAAAATTAACAACTTTTCCGTTGTCTGTGTAGTCCCGCTTCTCAAATTCAAGTTTCAGCTTGTCGATAACCACACGGTCGATATGCTCCCAAAACACTTCGTCAGTGTCAGAGTGTTCAATTATTTCGGTCATAGACTTTAGTGCCTTTGCGCATCTATCACGGCCAAAGC